GTCATTGTAAAATCTAAGTCTGAGTACTATGTAAAGCGCCAGTTGGAGGGCCAGAAGACGGCTTTCCGCTCGGCTCCTGCTCCCGTTGAATGCGAGTTCGGTATTAACCAGCGCTTTCAGTTCTTGGAGCAGATGGTGACGATGATTGCCGATGGTACGATGCCATCGTGCGTGATTACTGGGGAAGGCGGTCTAGGTAAATCTTACACTGTTCTTAAAAGTCTGGAGACCGCCGGCCTCAAAAATATCACCGACCTGTCTAACTTTGGTATTGGTGCCAAGGTGAATAAGTCTAAGTCTTATAAGATTATCAAAGGCTTCAGTACGGCCAAGGGTCTGTATCGTACGTTGTTTGAGAATAATGGTATGACGATTGTCTTTGATGACTGCGATTCAGTTCTTAAAGACGATGTAGCCAGGAACCTCTTGAAGGGTGCTCTGGATTCATTCAGCAAGCGCTATATCTCCTGGAATGCCGATATGCGTGATGATGATCTGCCCCGTTCATTTGAATTCACCGGTCGTATTATCTTCGTTAGTAATATGCCTTTGGATAAGATCGATCAGGCCATTCGTACCCGTTCTATGGTGGTGGACTTGGCTATGACCGAGAGCCAGAAAGTCCAGCGCATGGAGGTGATTGCTCTGTCTCCGGAGTTCTTGCCTGAGGTGTCTCGTTATGCTAAGGATGCCGCTCTTACCTTCTTGAAGGCCAATGTTAATAGTATCCCTAATATGTCTCTCCGTAGCCTCATCCAGGTATCTAAGATTGCCAATAAGGGTGGTGAATGGAAAGACTTGGCCAAGTACGTTCTAACGCAAGGGGCTTGATAATGGAATTTAAATCTGATTGGGGCTCGACCCCACAAGAAGTAATAGAAAACATACAGGCCTCATTAGAGCGGGAGGTGGAGTGGCCTATATCAGATGTATTATCTGGTGACGATTTAGCCAACGCCCTGTACTATATACGGTGTATGAGAGCTATAATAAATCGAACAGTACTAACGCAAGGAGCCTAAGATGATGAACATGATTGAGGAGGTAGCGGAGTGTTTGAAATTAGGATATACCGCCCATGAAGTCACCCGTATATTTCAGATACCGGTATCGATGGTCGATGATATCATCATCCAGGCCGAACAGTTAAACGATACTGTATACGTACCCTATACAGAAGAAATGGTGGACGAGATGGCAACCTACTACGGTGAAGAATAGTAGTATAGAAACACAGTCAAATATATAGAAAAAAGTATAGTTACTGTATACAACTACGTACAGGCAGTTATGTGTTACATGAAAATAAAAAATTTTTCCGCGCAAATCTCCGTGAATTTTTCCGCGCGCAAAAACCCATTCTAAAAGTCGCCCATGAACCAATACTCTTATTACTTCCTTTCTTTGGTAGTAAAGATTATCTTCATTATGTTTATTCTCTATTACGATCTATCACCTTGGTGGTTGTTGTTACTACTCCTACTATGATAATGAAATTTACCATTTAGTGTGGATATGGAGAAGAAGAGAATATATAATAACGATCTTACTATAACTATTTTTGATAAAAGGAAACATTACCATGATTGAATTAAAAATGAAACGCTACGGTCTTTCTGTTACCGTGAATTGCTCCAACTCCCATGACGCATATATGCAGGATACGGCTGGGTTTCTTCCTGCATTAGAAGAGTTCTTACAAAAACTCGATGACTTCAATAACGTACATGTAGAGATTACTACACCTAAAGAAGAAGATTCTTTTTCCTTAGATAGCATCGATGAAGATGAAATTACCATCACCTACCCCGAAACCGATTGGGATGTACATACTGTATGAAGCCCAAATTCTTACCCCTACTTGACCGGTGTATTACCGATGGGATAGAGAGGGGGTATGCCCGGGCCCATAAGCATACGGATACACCAAACGAATTCGTTATTAAAGATCATATATACGAAAGTGTGATGCATGAACTTTATGAATCGTTTGATTTCCCAGAACCGGAGAATGTAAATGCATGATAGTACCACCGTCCAAGATAGGTTTTCTTTTACCCTGACCCGTACCCGTGAGATACGAGATGGGAGGGTGGGTGTCATCTATTCACCCCGGTATGGTGCCGGTTGGTATACCTGGAATATGCATCACGCCAATTGTGAACACCTCATCTTCGACCCCCACCTTATTGATTTGGTGGAGCAGGGGGCTGCACCCGACCTCATTGAGGCTAGGGCCAAGGCGTTAGTCCCCCAAGGTTGTTTTCTTGCCGTAAATGATTTGACGGTAGAATGGTTCCCCCAAGGTACCAAGTTTATTATACGAGAATACGATGGTGCGGAGTCAATCCAATTGATGGAAGAAACACCATGGTTACAGGCCTAAAACCGGTTCTAAATGCCAAGTTCGATGACTACCGTATATTGGAGGTAGACTTTCCTTCCTATGAAAAATACCTCCCCCTCTTCGATCTAGAAGGTACCGATGCCTCCCCCTTAACCCATACCTTCTTTGGCAAACAGGTTATGTTCAGGGATAATAATAACCTACAAAGCCCCCTACTACAGGAATATATCAATCAGGTGAGGGGTATTATTAATTACCATTACACCAAAGATAATATACCCATACGAGCAACCGAATATTCAGGGGGGTGGTATATTAAGTATGAAAAGGGAGGGTACCAAAACATGCATACCCATTGTAGAGATACAGGGTATGGCGCCCTCTCCACCACCCTCTGTTTTGATGAGTTCCCATACCCAGTCTTTGTGGCCAAGGTAAAGACCAAATCCGGTAGACTAAAGCAAAAAGAGTTTTACGATAAACCCGGTAAACTACGCATCTTTAATTCCCATGACGTATTCCATGGTGCACTCCCGGTCTATTCACCACGTAGGATCATTGTAGTCGATTATCGTTACGATTTACTAAGGTCCCCGTAACGCTTGATTTTTATCTTCCTTTATACTATAATAAGTTATTGAATGGAGAGTTTTTGTTATGTCAAGTATATGTCGATCTGATAAGCATATTGGTGGGGGGATCTATCTTTCGGCCTCCTCCTACCTTAATAAACGTTACCTACCCGACACCCTTACGGTGGCTACGGTGGTAAACCGTTCTATTGATATCTTCCGCAACCACCTCGACTTCTCAAAAGATGTCAAAGTCCGTATCGCCCCCCTCCGGGGTAAAGATAATGGGAGGTGCAATCCTAAGGGGGTTATTGAACTGGATTGTAGGTTGCCTTGGGCAAAGGCTTTAGAGGTACTGGCCCATGAATTGGTCCATGCCGAACAATACCATCAAGGTCGATTGAAGCATAGGATGTCCAAGGGTCGGTGGATGCATCACTGGAAAGGCTCAAGCGCCTTTGGTAAAGGTACTACCTACCAAAACTATCGTAAGCAACCGTGGGAGATCGAGGCCTGGGGTAGACAGGCTGAATTGGCCGAAAAGGTATGCGTTGAACTTGAAAAATTATATCCTTAAGGAGAACTAAAGATGTGGCGTAAAAGACAAACTGAACAAATGATGTTACTACAGAACCAGGGTGAGATGGAAAACTTCCTCGGCCTCCTCGTCCACGATACCGCCTATGAGATCGAGGACGTAAGATCGCTCTTCCTGGATCAGTTTCCTGGGGAAGAATATTTCTTCGATGAATATGTGAGTAATAATGTTGAATAAAGCACAAGAAGAAATCCTAACGATCCTCCAGGAGGAGTGTGCCGAAGTGATCCAGGCCGTTTCTAAGGTTCGGAGATTTGGGGAGGCCAATAACATCGAGCAATTGGAGCAAGAGGTTGCCGACGTACTCTGTATGATCAACCTTGCCTACATGCATGGGGTATTGGTGAAGGATGAGGAGAGGCTTAAGAATCGTATTACCGTTAAAGAAGAACGATTAAAAAAGTATTCTCGTATTTTTGAAGATTCTAAAGAATTACGTTACGAAGATTTAAATGAACACCAGAAAAATAATGTTGATTGGTTTGGTTCCCCTAATGGTGCATAAATTTTTTTGCAGAGCGGTACAATAGATACATCTTAACTTATAAGGTAACCCCATGAGACCAAGTATTATAAATCAACTTCAAAACTTCATTGGTGGTTGGTTTATCAATGAAGATCTTTGTGATTATATCGTCGACGACTTCGAAAACCGTAAACCCGTACAGAAAGAATCTCATTCTACCCGGGGATATAAGGTAGTCGATAATCGGATGATGAGTCGTCACTTCATGAATGCATACCAAGATGGGGTAAAAGAGGTATTGGTGCAGTATAAGCTACTCTACCCCTATTGTACTGAGTCAATAGAGGCATTTTATTTGGCTGAACCTTATAATATTCAGAAATATGAAAAAGGTAGACACTATTCGGCCTGGCATTGTGAAAATAATGGCGATCCCCGTTACCGTTACAGGCACCTGGCCTACATGACCTATCTCAATACGGTAGAAGATGGGGGAGAAACTGAATTCCTACACCAAAACGTAAAAATTAAGCCTGAAAAGGGCTTGACCCTCATCTGGCCGGCACATTTTACCCACATCCATCGCGGGCTCCCCAGTTATACCACTGAAAAGTATGTAACTACGGGTTGGTTTGACTTCTTCGACACGGAAAACTTCCTTGAAGCCCAGAAAAACGTGAGCGACCAAGAGTTTTGGAAGAATTTGGAAAATTTAGACCGTAATGTATCATGAAACAGTTGATTTCCTCGGGCGAATACGTTATAATTAATTATCTTAACTCAGAAAGGTAATAAAAATGGCTCATGAACTAGAAATCTCTGCAAGCGGCGAGGCTAATATGGCTTACGTTGGTCAGGTACCCTGGCATGGACTTGGTAAACGAGTTCCCTCCGATGTATCTCCTGAACAAATGCTCAAAGCTGCCAATCTCGATTGGACAGTAGAAAAGCGTCCGCTGTTTTTTGAATCAGATGAGGGTTTGGTTGCTACCAAAGCCCGCGCTCTGGTACGTTCTACCGATAATAAGGTATTGACCGTAATTTCAGAGAATTGGAATCCAGTTCAAAATATTGAGGCGTTTGAATTCTTTAACGATTTCGTTGCCGCTGGTGATATGGAGATGCATACTGCCGGTTCACTCCGAGACGGTAAGATGGTTTGGGCTATGGCTCAGATTAAGAACTCTTTTGAACTCTTCGGTGGTGATAAGGTTGAGGGATACCTCCTCTTTAGTAACCCCCATGAGTTTGGGCGCTCTATTGATATTCGCTTTACCCCCGTTCGTGTGGTATGTAATAATACCTTGACGATGGCTTTGGATGAAAATGCCAAGCATGCCGTTAAACTTAATCACCGTTCGCAGTTTAATGGTGATCAGGTTAAACTCGTTCTTGGTATTGCTGGTGATCGACTTGCACGTTATAAAATTCAAGCCCAGTTCTTGGGACAGAGGAAGTATAACAAAGAGACGATTGTTGAATACTTTAACCGAGTATTCCCATCGATGACTAAGGATGAGATTAAGTTGGCTAAAACTTCTGTACCTATCTCTAGGCATGCAGAAGAGGCAATGTCTATCGTTCATACCCAGCCTGGTGCTAAGTTTGCCGAGGGTTCTTGGTGGCAGGCTTTTAACGCCGTCACGTACATGACTGATCATAAGCTTGGTCGTTCACGTGATAGTCGTCTGACTTCTGCCTGGTACGGTTTGAATCGTGCTAAGAAAGAAAAAGCTTTGGAATTAGCTGTAGAATACGCACATATGGCATAACTAAAGCCTATATAATATATACGCTGCGGTAGAAATACCGCAGCGTAACAGTCAAGTAACAGTTGCCATAAACCTCAAAAGAGCTTATAATCATTCTTATGTTAACGAACAAAGTCAAACCGATGCATCAGTTTAGAGTAGCGATATCGCTACCCGGCTATTGCTTTGGCTCAAGCTCTGATCGCAATACATGGGGAGAGATTAGCAAGCCGGGGGACGTG